TTCGTCACTGAGACTGGCTCCAGTAGCATCTTTACGGCCGTTCTTGATAGACAATTGGTTCTTGATGCTAAACAGCAAGAAGATCACAATGTCATCGATGAAGAACTTTACAAACGCGCCGTTGGTGGAAAACTTCACCGTGGCTCATCTGGAGTTGCCAAGATGGTTAAGCATATGGGCAGGCACAAGAAGAAGGGCGCAATGGCTTCTTCAAGTGAGGAATCCGCAATGAATGTTAGCGGTCTTAAAAAATTGCTTGGAAAGAAAAAGAAATAAATTAAAAAATTAGATAAATAAAAAATATATAAATATAAGATGTCATCAACTTCTGCCATTATAACAATATGTAATAAAAAAAAGATTCCAGATGCTATCATAGATTTAATATTTGAGTATCTTAAATTAGATTTTAATGGCGGTCATATTTTTATTGATGAATTTATAAAAAGAGGAATACCATTAGTTCATGATTTATCATATCACTCAGAAAAATTATTTTTTAATAAAGCATTAACGAAATTACATTATAAAATGTCAAAACATATGACAGAGGTTATAACTGGGGTTTATTGGTATGAGAAACGATATATATTTGACAAACAGTATATGACGGAATCTGAGCATAGAAAACTCAATGAAAGCAAAAAAAGATATTTTCGCAGTGACTATTAAATATAATAAATATTTTTTTTTGTTTGATTACATATATATAAAAGCATTACAAAAGCAAAATTTTACAATGAGATCAGCCATTATGAGCAACCAAAAAATAATTGACGAAATTGATGCCGTTAGGGATAATTTCATTCATTCTAGGCCTGAAATGATGATGTCAGTATTTAAATCAACAAGAAAAGGAGATGGCAGAACTAATAAATTGGATCATGCAGTAAGTAGGCCAATTTTTAAAGATGATCGAGGTGGAGGGTCTTCAGCATTTCAAAAACACCCATTAGGTTATCAACCACCAGGAGGGAGTACAGCAACTGCTGATCCTTTATTTTCTGGAGTTGTAGATAGGCCTGTACCAAGAGGAGGCCGTCATATGAGAGGTTCAGCAATGCTAAAAGCACCATTGCCCCTAACTGGCGAAGATTCGGAATCTGATGAAGAGGGTGCTGGATATCTTAATGGATATAGCTCAAGCGATGATGAAGATGACTATGATGATGGCGCCGGATTTGTTAAAGATAGTGCAAAAAAAGCATATGGCGCCCTTAGTAAAAAAACACATGATGCAATTGCAAAACTTGCACCATATGCCAAAGAAATTTCAAAAAAATTAACATCTCCAATGGCTTTAAAAATTGGCGCATCTGGACTTTCTATTCTTTTAATGGCACTCGCGTCTAATTATGTCGGGCCATATGTAAGTAAAGCAATTATGCCAGCAATTACTGCAAAAGTATTTCAAATATCTGCAGATGTGAGTGAAGGTATTATGAGTTTAGCCACGGCAAAAAAAGAAGTTAAAAAGGCCGCGGATGAAGCCAAAGAAAGAATGCATGAGCCATCTGAAGAGAGAACCGAAAGAACATATGTCCCTGAAGGAGTTGAGGAGGAAGAGGCTAGTGGCTTAAGGCGATTTGGTAAAAGAAAAGCAGTCGCGGTATTTTCCAAAGGAAAAACAGGTGGTAAAATCAATAAAATTGTTGGAACTAAACGAGGCGAAACTGTACGCGGCGCTTTAATCGCAGAGTACATGAAAAAACATAAAGTTCCACTTGGTGTAGCAAGTAAAAAAGTAAAGGAATTGGGCTTATACTAAATAAATAAATAGCATTTTTTTTTTATTACTATTTATATAATCATTAACTCTTTTAGAAAAAGTGACCGCAGAAAGTCCAACGGAGTTGAAATTTCGACAGTGCATTTGCAATGGATAAACTATCGAAATCATCACGAGAAATGAAATTTAAGGGTAAGGGATTTATTGATGATTTTAAAAAGAAATTTAAAGCAATGTCAAAAAAAGTTTATAAAGAATTAACTTCAGATGAGGCTAAATTAATTGGTAAAACTGCATTAACTACCATAATATTGGCGGCGATGGGGTATAGTGCGCATAAAGCATTTAATGGTAAGCCATCGCAATATTCATCAAAAGAATATGAAAATGCAATTAAATCTGGAGATTATACAAAAGCCTCAGACATTATTAATAAAAGTTTTGTAGAAGGTGATCAATTTCCAACTAGTAATATTAAGACTTTAAAAGATTTAAATGATGCGCAATTTGCAAAACAAGCGGCCGAGTTTGTCGCAAATAAAAAAAAAGCAATAAATAAACCAACATTGTATGATCCATATAGTTATCCTGATGACCCACAAACCCCACAAACAACAGCTAGTGGGTTAGAAGGTGGTAAATGGACTACTAAAGATATTAAAGATTATATTCATAAAGTTGTAACGAGTAAAGAGGCAAAAGGATTAGGCACTACGGCATTGGCTTCTTTAATACTTGCTGGATTAGGAGTTGCTGGGCATAAAGCTATACAATATACAAGAGATCGACGAAATCCTGATGTTACCGATTCAGATTTTATAAAAAGCCAAAGAAATAATGCAAAGTTAAAAGCAAAGGAAAAAGATATAATTCCAATAAAAAGATCGACCCAATTTATTGATATGTTAGAAGAGGAAGACCCACAACATAATTTAAGCGTGCCTTTATCAAAATTAAAATTGCCTAAACGTGTAGTATTGGGGGATTTAGGTACGTATAATTTAGACAATCCAGAAGATATTAACCGTTATATTGCCGAACACCCAGAATTAATAACATATGATTTAAGCAAAGGCAATTTAGAGAGAGAGGAAGATGTAAGGGAAATATTAGATGATATAATTGGCAATATTGGATCTGAAGATATTCAAGAAAATTTAGACACCGTTGATATTCCAGACCCAGATAATCCTTTTTATTCATATTATTTTCAATACAACGACCCATCCCTCCATAATATAACAAAGCCAGTTGCAAAAAAAATGGCCAGTGATTTAGTTGATAGTATTATAAGTACAGAAGTTAAAAAGATCGCAAGTGGTAATGGATTAAAGGGTCGAGGATTTTCGGATGATGCCAAAAAAATAAAGGATAAAATTTATAAGGCTATTACGAGCCAAAAGGCAAAAACAATTAGCGCTACTGTTTTATCTACTTTAATATTAACCGCATTAGGTGCAATGGGATACCATAAGATAAAAAATTATGAAGATAAATTAAGATCAATAGAAGAAAATGCATTGAGTAATTCTAGAGATAGAAATTTTATTAAAAAAATGGAATCTGAATGGGAAACTGAATATAAGCCAGAGGAAGAAAAAACCCCCGCAACACATTTTACCGGTGAAGGATTAAAACAAGATACTGATAAAGGATTAAAAATAGCATCTAAAAAAATTGCAGATTTAATCCAATATGCGAGAGATTTACATTTAGATAAGGCCGCATTATTTTCATTAATTACATTTTTATTGGGTGGTGCTGGATATGGAGGATTTAGGTATATAAAAGGCAAAGCAAGAGCATCTGAGCCAATTGGATATATTCCAGAAGATGATGTTAGAGAGGCCTTAGAAGAATATGCAACTGGAAAGCATAGAATGGCCGAAAATATAAGAGCCGATACTAGGAATGCAAATTTGCCATGGGGCGCATTTGGATTTGGGCTAAAAGGTGGCGATTTATCAAAATTCGGAAAATATGCAAAGAAGAAAGAAGAGGCCGAAAAGGCTGCTAAACCAATTGCTAAAAAGATTACAGATTGGATAACTTCAGATGAGGCAAAATTAATTGGTAAAGCCGCAATCCAATATTCTATTTTAACAGCATTAGCAATTTTAACAGGATATGCTGGAAAAAAAGTAGCAGAGATGGCAATTAAATTATATCCTGAAGATAAAAGTAAAATAAATGATCCTGAGGCAATTATGCAAAGTTTTGGCGAAAATGCCCCAACTGGTGATACTGAGGCCGTACAGGCAGCAATGAGACAAAAAGCAACAACTGCGGCCCTAAGAAAGGCATTTAAGCCAGATCCTACAATAAAGAAACCAGATGACCGTAGTTTTATTAGGCCTCCTGAAGGGAGAATTGTATCTTCAGAAGTATTAAATTTAAATCGATATTTACTTGAAAATCCAACCAAGCAAGGAGTTGTGCAATATTTAAAGGATATGGGATATAGTCAACCATATTCTGAAGCGATTCTGAGAGATGATCCAGCATTAGCGACCATATTTAATGAAAAAATGCATTCTAAGGCACCGCTAGAGGCTGTAAATAGATATAAACCTCCTACAACTGGTACATATAGAAATCCAATTGATATTAGCGAAACTGGTGCAATGGAGCTATCGCATCAAGATGTATATAAAAATATTAAGAAATTATTACACCCAACAAAAATAGAAGAATCAAAAGAAGAATCAAAAGAAGAATCAAAAGAAGAATCAAAAGAAGAATCAAAAGAAGAATTTAAATCAATTATGCAACAGGTTGCACCGACTATTTCCGTTAGTAGTATAGAAGCCGCATTAAAGGCGCAAGAAGAACTTGAAAAAAATAGACCTAATTTCACAGTTAAACAAGATAAGCCATCTTATATTGTACCACCAAAAAAATCAGTTAAAAATATAGCCAAACAATTTTCAGGAACATCTGCACCAACTCCAGAATCGGAAAAAGTTGTTAAATCTCCACCGGTAAAAGCACCAGTAGAAAAATCCAATCCATATCTTGATGCAATGATTAAACCTATTTCAGTAAAAAAAGATGAGGATGATTCTGGAAAAGGACTTAAAGAAGATTTTACAAAAACAATGAATAAAGCAGGTGATGCTATATATAATGTCATTACATCCCCACAAGTACAAGGAGTTGCTGGAGGAGTTACTGCTGGCTTAATTGTATCTGTATTAAGTATGCTAATGCATGAAAAAAGACAAGCAGTATTAGCGGCGAGAAAAATTAATAAATTCCGACCCCCTTCCGAGCGAATACTTGGAGATTTGGGGGATTCGTTTTAATCCATTTGCTACCCAATAAGATTATTTAGTTCTTTTATATTTTTTTGAATATTTCGATGTAAACCCCACAAAATATATGCGGAATATAAACTTGCACTCGGTAAAAGATTATCGATCAATTCTTTCTCTCTTGCATTTCCATAATGTCTAGCCCAGTAATTTTCCCTAAGTTCTTTATTTCCATGATCAATGTACGTCCCACGAACTGGATTCAATAATCCAAAATCATATTTGTCTCCATTTACCAGAGTTACTTGAAACCTTTTATTTCTTTTTGTGCTTGCTCGTATGCTTTTAATCTTTTCCCCCTTTCGATCTTCCATTGTGAATGTTCTTTGAAAAACTTAGTATATCTTATATGATCATCTATTACTGTATAAATCAAAATTCCAGCAATGGAAAATATAATTGGATGTTTTTTAAACATTATTATATATATAACATTTTAAAAAAGATAAAAATGGAAAACAAATTTGATGCAATTTCTTATATGGTAAGTGCAAATGACATAAAAAGAATACTTGGGCATGATATCAAAATAGTTAAGTTTCCAGATCTCGTAGAATATAATTCTATGCAAGAATTATTGCCATTTCCAAATGATTGCGCAATATTATTTTTTCTTGATGAAGTAACTCCTACAAGTAATATTGGACATTGGACTTGCATTATGCGAAATGGTAATAGGTATGAATTTTTTGACAGTTATGGGCTTAGTAGTAAAGAAGATCTTGATCATATTGATAAAGAAAAAAGAGCAAAATTCGGGGAGCAAAATGATTATTTAAAAGAACTTGGTGGTAAGATGTTAACACACAATCCAGTTCAATATCAAAGTTGGAACCAAGACGTGAGCACATGTGGAAGGTATGCAATAATTCGTTTAATTGCATTTATGCATGGAATTAATAATCCTAAATCCTTTTATAAATTTATGTCAGATGCAAAAAAACAATATGGTGCAAAAAGTTTCGACGAGTTGGCAGTTATGCTAACATCTAAATAATTAATTAATTAAATTATATATTTAGATATTTACTATAATATAAATTTAAAATTTTTACAAATTATTTTTTAACGGTTCGGACAAATTCAATTTATTGAATTTTCCAATTATTTAAAAAAATGGAAACAGAAAATACGGGGAAAAGAGAACTTGACTATTCTAAAATAGTTATTTACAAACTGGTTTGCAATGATGAAAATATTATAGATGTATATGTTGGATCAACAACGGATTTTATTAAAAGAAAATATCAACATAAGAGTTGCAGTAATGGCAATACATGTAAAGTTGCATCTTGCAAAATTTATAAAACAATTAGAGATAACGGTGGGTGGGATAATTGGCAAATGATACAAATTGAAGAATTTCCTTGTACAAATGGAGAAGAGGCGAGAGATCGTGAATTATATTGGTATGATCAATTACATGCTACAATGAATTCTAATAGGCCATTAAAATTATCTGATGCGGAATATTATATACAAACGCGTGAGCATAGAAAACAATATTATGAGCAAAATAAAGACAGATTAATAGAATATGGTAAAAAACATTATGAGAATAACAAAAATTATTATTCAGAATATTACCAAAAAAATAAAGAAAAAAATAAAGAATACCAAATCGAATATGGCAAAAAATATAGAGAGGCTAATAAAGAAAAATATTTAGAATATTCTAAAGAGTATTATAATGAGAATAAGTCTCGGTTTAAACAATACCATGATGAAAATGTAGATACGATAAGAGAGAGAAGTAAAAATCATTATGAAAATAATAAAGAAAAGTATAAGGAATACTATAAATCACATCGTGAAAAATATAAAGAGAATAATAAAAAATATTATTTGGAGAACAAAGAAAAATTCATTACAAAATATACATGTGAGTGTGGATCAACTTTTATGATATCCAATAAGACTAACCATAACAAAGGCCAAAAACATATTAATTATTTAAATTCACAAAAAGAAAATATCTAATTAATATAACTAATTTATTTTTTTTATTATTTTTTCGATAAACTTTTTTAAAATGGCAGAACTAATTGACAATCTTATCGAAACTATGGGTGGTGGGGTCAAGGCATATATTCCAGTTGAGGATGATGGCGTAACAACTGATGACGATATTGGTGGTGGAAAGTCTAGGAAGAACAGAGAAACTACACAGTCGACCAAAGATGTATACTTGAAAAATATTATTAGGCTCAATGATAAGCAAGCAATCAAAACAAAAAAGAACGGACAATTTGATTATGATTTTTTAAAGAATACTAAAAAAATATTAGATCGCATTGAAAAATTAAAGCCTAATAGTCAAAGAACGTATTTGATTTCAATTGTTACAACTTTGCGAGGGTTAAAACAATATGAACAAATTTATAGCTATTATTATGATTTAATGTTGAAAATTGCTGAAGAATTGAAAAAAGGGTCAAATACCAAGAGTGAATCACAACAAAAGAATTGGATTGAACAAAGTGAAGTTAACGATGTATATGAGAGTTTAAAACAAAAAGCTACCCCATTACTAAATAAAAAGAAAGTAACTGATCAAGAATGGGCAATTATTCTAGATTTTGTTGTATTGTCATTATACGTATTGCAACCACCACGAAGGAACCGCGATTATCAGTTGATGTTGTATGTGAATGATAAAAATTTGATTGAAAATACTGAATTCAATTATTACTTGCCCAAGTTGAAAAAATTTGAATTCAATCAGTATAAGACATCCGGAACATATAACACCCAAGAAGTAGATGTAAATCCAGAATTGGTTGACATTCTGGCAAAATATGCGAAATTACATCCATTAAACAAAGGCAAAGATAAGCAAAAGAATTTCTATTTATTGGTTAATTATAAAGGCGAGCCATTACTTGCGGTAAATGCAATTACTAGAATTTTGAATAAGATCTTTGGGAAACATGTAGGGGCAAGTCTCCTCAGGAATATATACTTATCCGATAAATTCAAAGGGCATATGGAAGAATTGGACGCAATTACTAAATCTATGGGAACTAGCGCTCGCACTGGTCAGGATGTATATATTAAGATGGACAAATAATAAACGCATGAACTTCTTTTTTTTTGTTCAATATAACTGTACATTTATCAAGAGTATACAAAAATGTCATCCATTAAAGAATATGCACAAGAAAGAGCCAATATCGCATATGGCAAAAATCACTCTAAGCAAAAGGAAGAATATATGCAAAATATAATAAAAAAGAATAAGTTCTGGAGAAAACATTCAGGTGGTCGATTAGGCGAATCGACAGCAACACATTCACATCATGGATTTAAAATACAATCTGTACTAGTTCCAAAAGATAAATTTAGTAAATCAGAAGCGATTAAATACATAAGAGAGCATTTTGAATTTAAAAAAATAGACTCTACTCAAAGAAAGAATTTTTATTCATTCCGTCAATTTGATCCGACGGAGAATTCGAAATATTTCACAAAAGTATTAGATAATGGTGTTGAGCTTGTATTTGAAAAGGTGCCAATCGGAAAGGACAGCATAAAACCGCGAGATAGTGAGGGGGGGTCATTAAAAGTATCAGAAATATATAAATTCATTAAAAATGGTCATGTAGATGATAATATTAGGGAAAAGATTACAGGCTATAAATTTATAGAAGAATTATCAGGGAGATATTCTCAAGTATATCAGAATAAGAAACAAAAAATAATAATCATAAATTATAGTGGGACTCGTGAGACTAGTGATTGGTTGAATAACTTTGATTATATATTTAGGACTTATAATATTTCAACAAGATATAAAAAGGCAAAATCATTACTTGAAACAGTATTAAAAGATTATCCAAATTATACTATTAAATTAATTGGATATTCACAATCTGGCATTATTGTTAGAGAATTGGCAAAAATATATAGTGATGAAATATTTGAAATTATTAGTTTAAATCCCGGAAATTTATCAGTGTATGAAGAAGATGCGCCAAAGCATGAATACGTTATTAAATCAGATCTAGATTTTGCATCATATTTTAGAAAACCAGAAAAGAATGATATAATAATTAAGTCAGAAACATCAAATATAGCAACAGAACATCTACCGGAAATATTATTTAGACTTAATCCAGATTTAGAGATTGGGAGAAAAAAATAAAATGCAGGCATTCAAAATACAATATCAGAGTTAAAGAATGGTAATTTTCGCAATCGAATCGTTTTTCTATAACATTCTTGATACATTTTATAATGTTCCGTATCTATTACAGCGCATGCATCAGTTGCTTTCATTTCTCTTTTTTTTGCATTTAATCTCCTTTGATAAAATTTATTATATTCATTGACTTTATCACGGTTAGCATTATTCCATTTTTTAGTTGCATTTAATCTTTGTTGTCTTAATTTTTCATATTTTTCTTCAATTGATAAATATTGTGGAATTGCCATTTCGTTACTATTGGAATTGATTTGCATGTTTTCTTAAAATACAAAAAAATTATGTATATATATCAATAGATATTTTAATATTTAATATATTTAATTCAATTTTGATTCTATATAGTCTAATTGGCCATTATAATAGTCTTTATCAGTTATTTTAAACTCCCCAGAATTAATAGCTTCTTCAAGTTTTACAAACCCTAAAAACGATTGTAATGTTTCTTTTATATTATCTTTTATTTTATCTTTGAGTATATCAAATCCTTCTAATAAATTCTTTATATTACTATAATACTGTATACCATCTAATGAATATAATTCATACGACGGCTCATAATATATACCATCCGCAATAATCATTAAATGAATAGTTTGCCTTAAAATTGGAGTTTGATCAATGTCATCAATACTAGCCTTAATAATATTACATCCAATTACAGCCTTTGCTTTAACATCAACAGTTGGAAAACTTGCTTTAATAATATCATATAATGTTTGAGTATTTGTCATGCACATTTCTTTTATATTATTCATTTTCTGATACTCTCGCATTACTCTACAAATTCTTGAAATTTTTAAATGAAACATTGATGTATATACATATACTATATATATTTTTAATATAATATTTAGTACAATGTATTATTAGTACAAAATAAAGCAATGTATGGGTTTGGGTATAAAAAACAGTGTTTGGGAGGCAAAATATGATAGATATAATGTGTATATTGTAATATTAAGCCATAATAAAGCAATTATGACAATAATTTGTATATAATTTGGAATGGGAGGCAAATTTTATATTTTTTATAAAATGAAAATAAAAATCGATCAAAAATATTATTATTCTGAGAAATTATATTTTCTAAATATATCTTGTAAAGTTCATCAATTATTAGTTATATGGCTTTATTATGGCTTAATATTACAATATACACATTATATCTATCATATTTTGCCTCCCATTTACTATATTTTTCTCCCAAACATATACTTTTATTTCCCAACACATACTTTTATTTCCCAAACATAATTTTGAATTACAGTATACATTTGAATTAAATAATATTATATTAGAAAAATAAAATTGTATAAATATATATAAATAAATATTTTTGTGTTTTCTAAATTTTCAAATTCAAAAAATGATGTCTCTAAAAAATTATTTAAGAAAATCCATTTTAGTTGGTGTAAAAATGATTGAGGATTATGCAATTCCATATTTTAAAGCAATTTTAAAAGCTGACCAAGACAAAGACAAGCCAATGCGTAAACTATGGGATGATGATGTAAAAAAAATAGAATCATATATAATATCATATGGTGAAAACGCAGAGAAGGAATGTATTTATAATTTTGGTATAACTTCTGATTGTGAATATGGCAGATTGTATACGGATAGAGGATTTGGGCAATTATGGAGTTCAGTAAAAAATACAGTATCGCATGAACATTATATTGATATTGATATGGTAAATAGTCAAGCAACTATTATGTGGCAAATGGTCAAAAAAGATCTTGATATGAATGAAGACTTTTTACCACAATTTAAAAAATATATTACATTTCGCAATCAATATTTAAAGGAAGTTATGGATCATTATGAAGTAAGTCAAAGACTTGCAAAATTATTATTTACATCTCTGATGAATGGTGGCTCTGTATATGGTTGGAAGCTAAAGCATGAAATTAAAAGAAGTGACGATATAGCAGAATTAACTCAATTTGAAAAAGAAGTTGAACAAATAGTAAAAGAGTTTTTTGGAAAACGCCCAGATATATATGCAAAAGTTGTGAGCGATTCTGATTTTCAAGAAGTTGATACTAATATCAGTTCAAAGGTATTTTCAAGAGTTATAAAAAATATTGAAGCATTATGTTTAGAAAAGTTATATATTAGATGTGGACGCCCAAAATATGGAAGTTTAGAACATGATGGCATGCGAATTAAAAGAAATTTATTTATTGAAGCTGAAGGCGGTCAGTTAAATACCGTTGATGTTCTTAATGGAACCGCTGAAGATATTAAAAATGATAGAGATCTAGGGTATGAAGTTGAATTTATAATAAAAGAACCAACAAAGTTTCTAGATATGGCTGATCTATCTGAAGTTGATGGTTTTGACATATTTAATGGTGATTATTTTGAACAACTTATAACGTATGAAGATAAAAAAAGATATTTTGAAGTATTTCATTTTAAAACTATGACGCCAACGCCAAAATATAATCATTTATGTTGGGTTGAACAGTATTATACAACATTAGAAATTCACGAATGGACAAAAACTCATATCATAGAAGCACATGAAAATAGATATTTTACAGAAATGGTAACCACTGTTAAAAAAGCAACTAAAACTAAGCCAGAGATTAAAACAACTAAACCAGAAAAAGTATTATTTACCGATAGGTGGATAAAAGATAAAAATATTAGAACATATAATAGAATTGATTTTATACCATACAATAAAATATCATCAAAATTAAATTATTGGGATGGTAAAAATGATAAAGTTGCATTTAATTCATTTTTAGGGTATTCAATGAAATGCAATACTCAAATCCCAAAAAATAGTGATAAATTATTAAAAATTTGGACAGATTTGGTATTTGAACTTTGTGGTGCAAATGAGAGATTTTATAATTTATATGTAAATGCATTAGCTGATAAAATACAATTCCCAAATAAAAAATCAAAAGCTGGTTGTTTTATTTTTAAATCGCCACAGGGTGCAGGTAAAAATATGTCATTAGTTCCATTTGAAGTTCTTTTAGGTGAATACTATATTTCATCAAGTGAGGAAAGAGATTTTTGGGGAACACATGCAGATGCTTTTTATAGAAAAATAATTATTAATCTAAACGAAATGCAAATGAATAAAGATGGCATAGAATGCGAGGGTAAAATAAAAGCATTTATCTCTGAAGAATGGATGACAATGAACCAAAAGTTTAAAAATTTAAGGAAAGTTAGAAATACGGCATTGCCAATATTTTACACTAATAAGCAAAAGCCATTTTCAATAGATTTTAAATCTGGTGATAGAAGATTAAATGTCGCAGAATCTACAGATAAATATATAGAACTAAGTAAAGCACATGATAAAAATGCATTTTGGGGTGAAATGAATACTATATTTAGATCCGATAAATTTATTGCAACATTTTATGACTTCTTAAACAAAAGAGATTTATCAGATGTAGATTGGTCTCAAGTTAAAACAGATGCATATATGGAAATGGCATTCCAATACCACACATCTGATATTTTATTTATTTGTGATTGGGTCGAAAAAACAATAAATTTTCATAAGGCAATGAATACTGCATTAAATAGAGAAGATCCATTTCCAACAAGATTTAATATAAGTACTGTATTTGAAAAATATAAAGAGTTTTGCAATGAATTTAATATTAAACCTGAGCATACATTACCACAGCACAAATTTATGGCAAACTTAACAGATTTAAAGATTGGCATTACAAGTAAAAAGAGTTCAGTTATGGTATTCGATATGGATCTAGAACATGTAAAAAAAATACTAATCGAAAAACAATATTTAAAAATTGATATAGATGATGAAGAGCCAGCGAATGACAGGAATAAAGAAGAGGTCAAAAAAGATAGCACAACATTATGTGATATGTATGGATTAGATATTTCAGAGTTTATTTAAACACAAAATATAATATTAATATAACTAACAAAATTTTATTTTTTTGATAGCGAAGTTGAAGATGGAACAGAAATTAGAAGAGGCAACATGTTGCCCGCAACGATTGATAGTACTGGATACAAAAGATATACTGGAAATACTAGATCATGTGGAGAAACTGGATCCATTGGATAGAATGGGTGCGATGGATAAAATTTTGCAGTGTGTTCAACTGGAAGTCGACCCTTTAGTTTATGCCAAATATGAAAAGATCACCGAACAACGCCGGGAATCCGTAAAAAAATGGCAAAAAAAGAACAAAGAGCAAGTAAGAGTATGGCAAAAAAAATACGCACAAAAAGAAAAAGAAAAATTTGTACAATATTCAAAAAACTATCAATTAGAAAATAAAGATAAATACAATGAATATCAAAAATCCTATAGACTACGATTACAAGCATGGAATCAATTGTCAAAAGTATTTAAACAACTACCATTTCACGACGAATTTTAAAAATAAAATAAAATTATAATATAGTATATGTATGTATATGTATGTAAAATGCAACAACAAATATCATATATTCTTGAAAATGTTCAATATATGAACAAAGACACAAAAATTGTATTATTAAGTATTATAATGAATTATATAGAAAATGAAGATGATCCTGAAATTGCAGAAAAAGATATTTTAAATATTTCTACAAATGGTACACATATTAATTTAGATAAATTGGATCAAAGAACTATTCAATATATTTATGATGTAGTATATAGAAGAATTACAGTTTTAAATACACCATATAAAATAACTAATTTAGGAATTATATTCCCAACATCTTAACGCCCAAATTTTTTTAAAGGGATTATCATTTTTTCAGTCACCATAACCATTGGATAAGATTTAACGACTGTGATTGCACGACCTTGAATATCATCAATGGCCTCAATTTGCTTGCGACTAAATCCAAGATATTGTCCTAATAAATAAGATCGTGATCTTCCACCCAAAGTTGCCGGAAAAAACGTGATCGAGTGAGCTTCGTTTAATATACCTTTAGTTTCAAGTCCACCACATGCAATATGGCTTAAATATATTACAGATGCCCTCACATGTCTCCCAGTATTTAGTAATTTGCCCAATAAATCTCGTAATTTTGCTTTCATTGCTTTTGCGGTTATTGCATCGCAATCATCAAACACAATTAATGAGTTTGCAAAATCATCAGTATTTAACTCAGTGGCGAGAAATTCATCATCTAATTTAATTCTTTCAATGCCTTTAACTCTTTCGATACTACTATCGCTATCTACATACGATAATAGATATACTGTATTATTTGGGTTTTGTTTTTTATATGCATTGGCTAAATCACTGGCAAAATAACTCTTACCGGATCCAGACGCACCACATATATAAGAAATAAATCTTTCTTTATTATCATCTGGTATATATTGAAATTTTTCCCCCGCCTTTAAATATAGCTCTGGGTAGTTATTACGAGCCTCACTATTTTCATCTAAAAATACTTCGGTGTCTTTTCTTTTTTTTCCCTTTACTTTCTCGCCATCTCTTTTTATTACCGCTATAGGCATTCCGGTTCCTTCAAAATTCATGCTCATTTTGTTTATAGTTTCAAAAAACAATGTTATATATAAATATTTTTTATAATGTTTTATTTAATTATTGGCACTTCCTAATGCAAAAAAAAAAATAATTAATATCGATTATGCATCTACGGCCACATTTAATGATTTGATATAATTTTGATGTTTTAATGATTTTTCATGTGTTGATTTATTATCTCTTCTAATACGCGACCCACACTCACAAATATATATATCGAGTTTTTTCTTTTCATTTAGATCTGGATGTAGTTCTAATCTTTTCTGATAATATTTTTTTGCAGTATCTGGATTTAGTTCTAATTGTCGCTGATATCGTTTTTGCCCAAAATTTGTATGTAGTTCTAATGCTCTATGGTATTTTTTTTGTTGTAGATCTGGATGTAATTCTAATTGTTTTTGATATGATATAGTATGATACCGTTCAATTTCTTCTTCAGTTAATTTTGGTCGCCTATCATTTAATTTTGAATTTAGTTGTTCATACCAATATCGCTCTCTAGTCCTTGCTTCATTTCCATTTGCGCAAGGAAATTCTTCAATTTGTAGCATTGACCAGTTTTGAAATCCTCCATTGTCCCTAATTGTTTTATAGACTTTATATTCTGATTGTTTATAACTACCATTACAGTTAGTTTTATGTTGATATTTTCGTTTAATAAATTGCGTGGTTGATCCAACATACAATTCAGTAATAGTTAAATCATTACATACGATTTTATAAATAACTGTTTTGGAATAGTCAACTTCTTTTTTTGGCATCTTATAATATCTTATAATATCTTATTTATATAGTAATATATTTATTTATCTAATATAGATAAATTAATTAAATCATGGTCTTTTCTTTAATTTTTTTATCGAATTTTTTTAATTGGCGTTTAACTGCCCCGCCCTCTGTGGGTTTTTCTTCTTTCTCTGCTAATGCATTTTTTTTCTTTAAATTAGACTCAATAATTGCCATCATATCTTTACTCTCTCGTTTGATGGAATTTTGGCGGTAATAGCCTTTTGAAACTGACTTTAGCAAATTGGGCATCTTTTCCTTTCTTTGTTATATGTATACTAATAAACAAAAAAAAAATAATTATTATTATATTTTAAGCATATGCAGTAAATGATGATCCAGTCCAATAAAATATTACCTCACCGGCATTTGTTGTTACAACAGAGGCAAATACTGTAATAGTTGCTGAAGTATTATAAGTAATAACTCTATTTACTGAAGAGCCATGTACTTTAATAAAGAATCCAGCAGGAACTCCGCCCAATCCAGAATTTGATATTGTAAAATTAGCAGTTGCGATATAAGTAGTTCCATTATTTGAAATAGTTGGCGTAATTGTCCCGGCACCTTGGGTGATAGTTGTATAACTATTTGGGCTATATACATCTGAGCCATTGAAAGCAAATGGTTGAATAAGTGCGCCATCGCCAGTATCAATTATACACCCAGATTCTCCAATAATTAAACTCTCTGTATTAACCGCGGAAATACTGTTTGTATTCACACTCATGTAATAGAGCAATTCATTAGCACCAAATGCATTAACTGGATTAACTGGTGATAAAGTTAATGCAACTGCAGTATGTAAGTATTTAAATGGGATTGGATATGAATTATCAAACATATAATAATATATATAAGGAATTCCGGCCGTTATTACAGCCGGTGCCGATGCTGGGACATAACTTCTTCTTGAATTATAGAAGTTTGGAGGTGTTGCTGGTAAAGTATATACAGATATGAATGGCTTTGATGTTGTCGTCAAACTCACAAATGTAAAATAAAATCCTTTAAGATTGCTAACCACATATGAACTTGGCTGAAATGAATTAGCCCAAGATATATTATTATATGTAGAACTTATATTTTGATAAAACCAGCCATTATATCCTGATTGAGTAGCCGAAGATGTTGGGATCATTGGTGGCGAACTTGGTAATGATCCATAAATTGTGGCAGAATTGGCAACTCTTAATGGCGATGCATATTGTAATTTTTGAATGCTTTGAGTATTTTGAATAACTTGATTGCTCCAACCATAAGCTATACCACCAGAAGAAGTTAGAACTGCACCAGTTGTGCCAGTTGGAACTTGAAATCCTGCGCCAGTTGATCCAGTTGCACCAGTTGCACCAGTATTACCCATGGCACCAGTTGCGCCAGTTGCACCAGTTGCACCCATAGCCCCAGTATTACCCATGGCACCAGTTGATCCAGTTGCACCAGTTGATCCAGTTGCACCAGTTTCACCAGTATCTCCCATAGCACCAGTATCTCCCATAGCACCAGTTGCGCCAGTATCACCCATAGCACCAGTATCCCCCATAGCACCAGTATCTCCAATAGCACCAGTTGCACCAGTTAAAGCCAAAGCCATTTGAAATCCTTTAATATCATTAATTGTTATACTTCCTGTAAAATTTCCAGTAGTATACCAATAAAATCCTTGCGGTGATACATTATTATATAATTGACTAACAATAAGATTACCATTTTGAAAAAGGGTTAAATATGTTCCATCAAATAACATTGAAATTAAATCGCCACCTAAATAACTATAATGAGAATGATCATCAAATCCAGTAGATGTTATAAAATATTGCGATACTCCATTATTGACTAATACAATATTGTAATTTTGAGTTCCAATAATTGAATTATCAGTTCCACTTACTAATGATGGTATTTGAAATTGTATATATGCACTTGCGCCTACAATATTAAATTGCTCAGTTGATGCTATGGTGCCATAATTAAAATTAGCGGTAACACTTGTCGATGAATTAAAAACAAATGTTCTGGGATCACTTTGACTAACAATGTATAATTGTAAAAAAGATTGACCAAATGCCCCAGTTGCGCCAGTTGCCCCAGTTGCACCAGTATCACCTATCGTGCCAGTTGCACCAGTTGCGCCAGTATCTCCCTTTTCGCCAGTATCGCCTGTGGATCCAGTTGCTCCAGTCGCACCAGTCTGTCCCATATCTCCCGTCGCACCCGTATCGCCCGTAGCCCCCGTATCTCCCGCACTGCCAGTACTCCCCGTAGCCCCCGTATCTCCCGCACTGCCAGTACTCCCCGTAGCCCCCGTATCTCCCGCACTGCCAGTACTCCCAGTTGCACCAGTATCACCCATTGCACCAGTTGCACCAGTATCACCCATTGCACCAGTTGCACCAGTGTCGCCCATTGCCCCAGTTGCACCAGTAT